CTCCTAAAAAAAAATAGGGGACTTCTGGATTTTGCCAGAGTCCCCACATTGCAGCGACGATATTCAGTTATATTTATCCCTCCTGTACTGGTGGGTTTACCCAATGATTAATATAGGCAATTGATACAACAGGAACTAGAATGATTGCCCATGCATATACAAATGCAATGGCAGATGATTTAAGATCTTCAATCATGATTTGGGGGTTAAAGACCATGCCCCAAATGCTGCACCTGCACAGGTGCCAAGAATTGCTGCTAGTGCGAGAATTTCCATGTTATGGTGTAGTGAATGAGTAGGTATTTATACTGGGAGTTACATGCAGTCTATGTAAATATACCTTGAAAGAACCCACCCATAAAAAGAGTGATGATGGTTCCTATGGCAAAGGTAGTTGATGTAAGATTCATGAACTTCTAGATATGTACAAAAATATTTAGAAAAAGTGTATCATAGTGATACACTTTTAGTATCATCCACTGCAAAAATCAGTCAGCACTCCCTAACCAATTCTTTCTCTTGTGGTGTTTTGGTACAATCTTACCCAGTTGGACTGTCAGAAGCCCATCCTCAAAAGTAACTGATCTAACTTCCGTGTCGTCTGAGATTGTCCAACTACGATTAAAGTTGCGTTGAGCCAGACCCTGGTGCAGGAAGTTAGTTTCATCTTCTTTCTTCTTATCTTCCTTCGTGCCCTCAATAAAGAGCTTACCATATTCTGTGTAGACATTAACTTCATCCTTCTTAAAACCAGCAAGTGCTACTTCAAGTCTGGATTCAGTATTACTCAGTTGAACAAGATTGTATGGAGGATAGTTTGACTCTGCTTGTGCTTTAAACAGTCTGTCAAAATATTCATCCATCCCAATACTATTACGATTGATCCTGTCCATTAACTGGTCCAGGTTCGCAGCGTTGTACTTCATGAGGTTACCCATTGAAAAACTCCTTTTCTAGCAAGTTTAGTTGTGTGGACCCCTAAGGCATCCAATACTAATTATAACACTTGCTAGAAAAAATGGGGTGAGGATATTACGCCTCTTCTGTTTGCTTACCTTTCTTTCCAATATTATACTTCTGCTCAAGAGACCACTCATGCTTGTCCCTATAAGGAAGGACCTTAATTTGATTGAGTGGAGCAATATCCATGATTGAATCTTCCTTGACTACTGATATGAGACCCCAATCAGCAAGCAAGCGAGTAATACGATTCCTACGCTGAACATCGTTAACAGTAATGTTAGCGTACTTCCCATCAAGAGCAAAGAGCTCCTTAAAATGCACTATGTAATATTTACCCTGCTTATGCAGGATATGACATGATTGGTAAAGTTTCTTTTCTTTTCTAGAAGCTACACCAATTCTTGTGAGTGTTTCTCTTACTTTGAGGAAGTCATCAGGTTCATTAAGAACAATCTCAATCATCTTATCTTGTGACCAATGAACCTGAGGTTCTTGTGTTTGAGTCATCTTTTACCACCAGTGTCAAGTTTTTGTTTAATGTAGTCCAATTGTTCTTTTGATAAGATTTTCAGTGCTTGAGATGCTTTCTCATTATTATAACCATAATAAGATTTTACAAACTCTAGATCTGAGACCTTTTCTTTGCGGACCCAAGGAGAGAATCTCTTCCTCTTTCTCAATATATTTAGATAAAAATTATATTGCATATCTTTATCTAAAAAATGATACTTATTCATTTCATTGGCAAACAACACACAATCCAAGTGACCTGAAAGACACTTGTTGATAATGAATGGTGGGTACTCTTTAACGATATGGGAGCTTTCTTTAATAAGGTTTTCCTTATTAAAGTTTATAGAGTTAAGCCAATCCTTGAGTTCCATAATTAAAAAGTAGTAGTTCTTTTCTTTCTTTCTGTTCACGCATGTAAGTGCCAACTGATCTCAATGTATATGTGTGATCAAACTCAGCAGTTTTCCACCCCTCATTGAACCTATACTTTACAAGGGCATCAGAGTTGTATGATATAAGCATATTCATGCTGCAATCAGAACAGTCACGTGCAAATTTGTCATGATCAAATCCTTTATGCATTCTACCCTTCTTACCATAAAGACTGTCTTTGATGTCATATGGTGGATCAAGATAGATGAATGCTTTCCTTTCAGATGACTCATCTAGAAGTTCATCATAGGATAGATTTGTAATCTGCCATCCAGCAATAATCTTTTGGAACTCTGGCAGTCTTTCAATACCTCTGATAGAGAAGTTGTTCTCTGATGCCATCTTAGAGAAAGATGATGACTCTGTGAGACCAGAGAAGGAACACTTGTTTACAATATAGAAGGCACATGCCTTGGCAAAGTCACCCACACTATCATCACTTAGATGACCCTTGGATGAATTGAAAAGCAATTTACACTTATCTGGTGTGTTATGAAATCTTTTAAGTGAACCTAAGAACTCTGCCATCTCAGAACCCCTCTCCTGCAATTGCTGCCAGAAAGTTACGAGTGGGGTGTACAGATCATTAACCCAGACATCAATGGATGGATACATTTTGGAAACCTGGATTGCCACTGAGGCACCACCAAGAAAAGGTTCACGGTACTCACGGTAAGATGATAGATCAGGAATGTGTGGAACAATCTTCGTAAGAGCACGTGATTTGCCACCTGGATACCTCAGAGGTGTTTTCAAAGATTTCATCATAATAATTTAGCGTTTAGTGAATGTGTAACTCAAATGTTGGTTCTGAGTAATTCCAATTTTTATTTTTATCTCGCAGTGGTACAATATGATACTTATCACGTGGACCAACTGGATGCATCCACTTTTTACCATGATGTCCTTCACCTGGACCACCATGAGTGTGTCTATGGATGTGGCAATAACCCTTTTTAGTATGGCAATGATAATGCCTATGAGAAGGATAGTTCCAATGATGATGGTGGTGGTATGACTTATGTGCTAAGGCAGGACCACCTGCAAGTAACATAGCACTTGCAAATAAGAATGGTAAATTCATTGTTCCTCAGTGTAGGTAATTGTGTACTGATACTTAACTTCACCCTTTGAATTGACAATTGTTTTGTGTTGGAGAATTCCATCACCTAACAACTTGCATACATTATCTAGCTGCATTCTGGTAAAAATTTTTCTTTCTTCATCTGTAATCTTACTCATAGACACTCCACCATAATTTCAGTGAGACAAGCAAGCATGTTTATTTCTTGGTCTGCGACAAAACTGCTTTGATACTGATACTTAGCAATGATGAGCACAGCAGCAGCAATAGCAGAACCTTCAAGGGATGAATAGCAAGCATCGTAAATACTGCGAAGAAGGACAGTAGGATCATTGTCCAGATTATCAACGACCCATTTACGTACTTTCGTAAAATCTTTTTCTTTGAGGTGTTTAAAGAGATCATCAGTCTTTACATTAGAAAAGTTTGCAAGTATACCTGAGTCAATGCTGCCACCAGAGGCATACCTTTGACATTCATTCAGCACTCTACGCCAATCAGGGAAGTGCTTGTTAATTAGTTCTGCAAGAACTCTTGGGTCATATCCAATACTTTCCTGATCCAGGATTTCTTGGAGTCTTTTGAAGAACTGTCCTGCAAGGAGTTGTCGTTCTTTTCCTTTGAGGGAGAAGTCAATGACTGAGCACCTGCTGTGAAGGGGTTGGATGATTTTGTTTTTGTAGTTGCAGGTGAAGATGAACCTGCAGTTTCCAATAAACTCCTCTGTAAACGCCCTAAGGCAGAGTTGTACATCTGGGGTGGTGTTGTCAGCCTCATCAATGATGATGACTTTGTGTTTTGCTGAAGAAGATAACGATACAGTTGAAGCGAAGTTCTTGGCATTGTTACGTACAGTGTCTAGGAATCTACCCTCATCAGAACCATTGATGACATAATAATCAGCACCCAGTTCCTCACACAATGCTTTGGCAACTGTGGTCTTACCACATCCTGGTGGTCCTGAGAGGAGGAGGTTAGGAACCTCTCCTTTATCTAGGAAATCAAGGAAAGTTTTCTTGGTATTGTCAGGAAGAATACACTCTTCAATCTTCTTGGGGCGATACTTCTCAACCCAAATAAATTCACTACGACTCATAATCAAATCCAATCAGGTTTACGGTGTGGAAGTTTAATATAATTATCACACACCCATGGTTTAGAAGCAATATAGCGCTTGTACTTTGTGTAGATGTCAATTGTTGTATCTTGCTTGAACTCATCAGGTCCAGCAAATACAAAAGGTGTTGGACCCTTGCCACTACGACCTTGTGGATCAGAAGTAGGAAGGATCTTCTTTGCTGCTAAGAGACTAGCATGGCAAGTATGAACCTTTCCATATCTAGCAGTATATTCACCACACAAGGCAAGACCATGTGCTAACAACCACTGCCAGTTGTTCACATAGGAGTTTGCCCATATGGTGCAGGGATGGTTCCTGAAAGCACCTGTGGTGGTCTTGTAGGGTTGTCCATCTGCCCTAGGGATGGTTCCAAACCCATGCCCCCACTTGTCAGAACAGACAATGGAGAGCATCTGACAGGTCTCTAAGGGCATCTTGACAATGTGCTTGTCTGGAAGAGATCTGGCAGACTCCCAAGGACTGGGAGAGGTCACAAAGATATTCATAATAATTTACTACCACCAATGATAAGTAGGAATGTAAGCATTATAACCACATCCCAGGATTTTGTCCTAATGAAATATGGAACAGAGATTAAATCTGCTATAAAATGCAGACACACACCTACTGTAACATTCACATGTAGCACAATGAAATAGGCAGTAATGACACCAATACTGCCTACTATTCTAAGGGGTATATCAACCGAAGGTTGAGTCAGGTTCAAGTGCGATGAAGTATGTGACATCAATATTCTGATTGGTGAATCTAGACAGGAGTTTGGAGGAGACCACTACATCATAGGATCCAGGAACAATCTTCAAATTCTCTTCCTTGAAATTGAATGTGAACTCAGCATCAGTCTCACCAACCACGATTGAGAAATCATTGGATGTATCATTCTTTTTATCACGTGCTACAAGTTTAATTACACCTGCTTCACCAATAGCAGATACATCAGGAAGTTGATAGATAGATGCTGCTTTTTTGAGTTTTTCAAGTTGTTGACTTGTCAGTTCAAAACAAACATCCTCAGTGGGGAGAGAGATCTCTTTCTCAGGAGGAGCAACAATGACTGTAGGGTCAGCAAAGAAATACTTGGATCGCATCTTGCCTTCCCTAATCATCACATAATCATCACTCTTAAAGTCCAGTTCAGGACTTGCATGAAGAGACAGACCATTAAGGAACTGGTTCAGGTCATAGATACCAAAGTCCTTTGGAAAGGACTCCTCAACTGTTGCCTCTGCCAGGATGTTCTTCATCACTGAAATAGAACGCAGTTTGCTACCCTCTTTGAATAGAATGGACTGATTGATGGAAGAGAAGTTTTTAAGGAGGTTTACAGTTGTTTCAGAAAGTTTCATATGGTTGCGTAGTTTCATTATCAAAATGGATAGTCAGAGACCTTGTAGTGGTCATCAAAGTGTAGTAGAAGCATAGCATAGTGAATTACTTTCAGCAAATCAACTTTACTCTTACCATCCTTGGCACCATAACGACTGCCATATTTGAGGATGTTTGACTGACAGAAAGCAGATGCTAGTCCCTTTGCTGCCATCAAATCAATAGTTTGAATATCCTTGAACCCATTAGCAGTTCCAGTGTAGTGACTGCGATAGGTGCCACCAACATAGTCAGTGATGTCTTTGATGATTACATCTTCATGATACTTCCAACGACCATTGTTATTATCAGTTGAAGGAAGATCAGGAATAGGAGTGTAATCAGGAGTGTAATCAAAGGAGATTGTATCCTGACCACTACCACCAATAATTACTGGTTCAGCACCAAGATTAATAGA